ATGGTGGGCGGTAGATTACGAAGGTGTAGCATACCGCATCATTGAATTGTACGGATGCACACAGACACCAAATGAAGGTGTGAAGTGGTCAAACAAGCAACAGTTTGACAAGATAGCAGAGATTGAACGTGAACACCGGTGGCTCAAGGGGAAGAGAATACAAGGTGTTGCAGACCCTTCCATATGGGATGGTTCACACGGCATCAGTGCGGCAGAAGAGGCAGACAAGCATCAGTTGTGGTTTGAACCGGGAATCAATGACCGAATCGCAGGGTGGATGCAGGTCCGGGAGCGTATGAAGTTCGATGAGGAAGGTAAGGCAATGATTTACTTCTTCAACACTTGCAAGGCAATCATCCGGTGTATGCCACTTATGATGTTCGATGAGCATAAGGTGGAAGACCTTGATACAGACCTTGAGGACCATTGCCTTGATGAGTGCCGGTACTTCTGCATGATGAGACCGATACCACCAAGACAGATAGAAACGAGACTTAAGCCTATGACCGACCCACTCAATCAGTATGGTGGAGAGGAAGGCAGATATGCAAAATACAACGCAATCAAGATGCGTAGAGAATAGGGGGAGAAAAGATGGCAAGAAGACAAGTACCAAATGCCATGCAAGGTGTACCGAATGAAAGACCAATGGCAAGACCAACGATGACACCGGAGCAGGCAATGGTTCAGCAGAGAGCAATGCAGGAAATTGAGATGCTTGAGAAGAACAAGATTGCAAAAGAGATGCTTGATATGCAACCTAAGAAAATTGGTGAAGCGGAAGTAAGGAAGGCATCACAGATTCTTCGTAAGTACAAGGAAGGCAAGGATAGACTTGAGAAGAAACTGATTGCTAATGAAGAGTTTTGGAAGTTGAGACAGTGGAATTATATGCATGATGGCAAGGATGACTTTAAGCCGGCAACACCGTGGCTTTGGTCATGTATCGAGAGCAGATACTCCGATGTGATGGATTCCTATCCGACCTGCAACATCATGCCAAGACAGATGGACGACAAGGGAGAAGCAAAGATAATTTCTTCCATCCTTCCGGTTATATTCGAACAGAACAGATACGAAGAGACCTATTCCGATGTAGCACGTTACACATTGAAGAATGGTGGTGGTGTGCAGGGAATCTTTTGGGATGCCAAGAAGCACAACGGACTTGGTGATATCGCAATCAAGAAGATTGACTTCATCAATCTGTTTTGGGAACCGGGCATTACCGACATTCAGGAATCAGCAAACGTATTCCATACCGAGTTAGTGACAAAGGAAATCCTTGAGCAGAAGTATCCGCAGTGCAAGGGTAAGTTAGGCGGCAAGTCCATCACACTTGCGAAGTACCTTTACGATGACCATGTGGACACATCTGATAAGGCGGTAGTAGTTGATTGGTACTATCACACCGAGTACAACGGCAAGAAGGTCCTTCATTTCGTTAAGTATGTCAACAATATTGTCCTTTATGCGACAGAGAACGAAGTGATTCCACCTACACGGCAGGAAGTAGACCAAATGACCGGTATTCCGGTTGAGATTCCGGTGGGAGAAGCACTTGCAGAAAGAGGTCTCTATGACCACGGATTGTATCCATTCGTTGTTCAGCCACTCTTCCCGGTAGAAGGAAGCATCTGTGGTTACGGATACACCGACATCGGAAGAGACACACAGATTCAGATTGACCTTATGAACAAGGCAATCACCGACAACACCATCGGTGGAGCAAAACCACGTTACTTCGTCAAGAACAATGGTGGAGTGAATGAAACCGAATACAGTGACTTAAGCAGAGACTTAGTCCATGTAGACGGAAACGTGAGTGATGATAACATCCGACCAATTGATACGAAACAGTTAGATGGCATTTATGTTAATGTCCTGCAGATGAAGATTGACGAGTTGAAGCATTGCACATCCAATCAGGATGCCAACAATGGTGTAGCACCGAGTGGAATCACTGCGGCATCTGCCATTGCGGCACTTCAGGAAACCGCAGGCAAGAATGCCCGGTCTTCCAACAAGACATTCCACAGAGCATACAGAGAAGTGGTATATCAGGTGATTGAACTTATTCGTCAGTTTTACGATGTACCGAGAACTTTCCGTATTGCACCGGATGCACAAGGTCAGGAAGAGTTTGTGACATACTCCAATGCAAACATCAAACCACAAGAGCAGATGCTCATGGGACAAGACATGGGATTCCGTCTTCCTGAGTTTGATATCGAGGTAACAACCGAGAAGGCTAATCCATACAAGAAGATGGAAATGAATGAATTGGCATTGAACTTCTATGCACAAGGCTTCTTCAATCCGCAGATGACAGACCAAGCACTCGCTTGTCTTGAGATGATGGATTTCAACCACAAAGAAAAAATCGTGCAGAGAATTCAGCAGAACGGCACAATGATGCAGATGCTCCTTCAGTATCAGCAGATTGCACTTCAGTTAGCGGCTCAGGTGAATCCGATGCTTGCAGACCAAATTGCACAAGGCATTTTGTCACAAGGTGGTCAGCCGATTCCACAAGGTGGTGCGGTAGAGATGGGAGCAGAGAGTGCAGAGCATCCGAGAGTGGAACACGCAAGAGAGCAGGCAAGACAATCCACTCAGACAGATTAGGGGGAATATCATGATAGAGATTAAGTTTAATCCGAAGGAATTAAGGTTAAGCGTGGAAGGTCACGCAGGTCAGGCAGAAAAGGGAAAAGACATCGTATGCAGTGCGGTGTCTATCCTCTTCTACACTTTGGCTCAGGCGGTCACAGATAGCACAGATATGCTTGAGGAAGAACCGAAGATTGTTATTGAGGATGGCAACGGATTCGTTTCGTGTAAGCCGAAGAAACCATTCTTAAGCACAATTCAAAGAACATATTGGACAGTGCTGACCGGAATTGAATTATTGGTCGGAGAATACAAGGAATACATCAGTTTCTCATTAGAAGAATAAATTTCACCGGTAGGTTAGAAATGTAATGGCAGATAGTGGTAATATTATGTTGCCATGAGTAAATCCTTACTTTTGTTGTTTTTTATCTTCATACTAACATTCCTTTCAAAGAGCATCCTTTACCAAATCGGTAAGGGATGTTTCTTTTTTTTAAAAAACTTTCAAGGGTAGGTTAGAAATCCACATAAAGACCTTGATATGATTGATTTATAAAGAGGCTCGTATCCTTAACTACAGACGAAAGGAGCATATCAGATGCTTAGATTTTTACTTAACTTACAGTTATTCGGTGAAGGTGGAGATGGTGGCTCTGCCGGAGAAGGAACTGCAGGTGAAACAACCGGAGAATCTTTACCAAGCGGTATCCCGGACCGTGCAAAGAAGAACTACGAAAAGGCTCTTGCAAAGCATCAGCCAAGCGTAGCAAAAGAGGTTCAGCCTACCAATGAACCAAAGTCTGACAAGTTATCCTATGCCGACCTTATTAAGTCAGAGGATTACAAGGCAGACCATCAGGCTTATATGGAGAAGACCATCAGTGACAGATTGAAGAAGTACAAGGGCATGGAAGAAGAGAGTGCAAAGATGAGAACCGCACTTGAAACTGTTGCCAATAAGTACGGCATTGATGTGAATAGCGAGACATTCCTTGACGATTTATCCGGAAAAATCGAAGCGGATGATTCTTTCTATGAAGATTATGCGATGAAGCATGACATGTCTCCTGAAGAAGCAAGAAAAGTTGTCACTATGGAAAGACAGATGCAGAGATTCGAAGCAGAGAAAGCGGAGAGAGCAAAGCAGGAACAGATGCAGAGACATATCATGACACTTCGTCAGAATGCAGAAAAGACAAAGGCACAGTTCCCGGACTTTAACCTTGAAGCAGAGATGCAGGATGAACGCTTCCGTAGATTGTGCATGGCAAACAACGGAGATACCACTGCGGCATATATGGCTTGTCATTGGAACGAGATTATTCCGAGAGCGGTGAACGTTGCTTCAAGGCAGGCACAGACTCAGGCGGCTAATGCAGTAGCCGCAAACAGAGCGAGACCATCCGAAGCAGGCTTATCCTCTACATCTTCCTCGGTAGTCGACAATGATTTCCGCAACATGGACCTTAAACAGTTAAGAGCCTATGCGGATGAACAGAGAAGACGTAAATCGCAGGGAAGATAATCAAAAGACTCCCTGCCATATCCAAAGGGGGTAAAACATTATGAAGAATTTTTTAAAGAAGTTATTTAACTTACAGTTATTTGCTTGGTCTGAAGGTCAGGCAGGCACGGCAACCACAAATCCTATCAACGTAACCTCTCAGAGTTCTCTGTCTCCAACAATGAAGACATTCTATGACACTACACTGTTAGAGAATGCAAGAGAAGAGATGGTGTTCACTCAGTTTGGTAAGACTCAGCCATTACACGGCAACAAGGTTGAATGGAGAAAGTTTGATACTTTCGCAAAGGCACTCACACCATTAACAGAAGGTGTTATTCCGACCGGTAAGAACTTCGGTATGACCAAGATTGAAGCAGAAACCACTCAGCATGGTGACTACACTGCAGTTTCTGACAGACTTGAGTTAGAAGCATTCGATGACATCATCTTCGGTGCTACAGAAGAAATGGGTGCGGCAGAAGGTGAAACTTATGACACACTGACAAGAAACGTGCTTATCGCAGGTAATTCCGTAGCATACGGTGGCGGCAAGACATCTCGTTCCACACTTACAAACGCAGATGTACTTACACCGGAACTTGTTGCAAAGGCGGCTACATGGCTGAAGAAGAACAAGGCACCAAAGATTGACGGATGCTACGTTGCTATCGTTCATCCATCTGTTGCTTTCGACCTTCGTAACAGTGAAGAATGGAAGGAATTCCACAAGTACAACGATGTTGCTCCTATCTTCAAGGGTGAAATCGGTATGTTACATGGTGTACGTTTCGTTGAAACCAATTCCGCAAAGATTTGGGGTGCAGATACCGCAGGTGGTGCAAACTGCGTATATGCTACTCTCTTCTTAGGTAAGGATGCTTTCGGTATCCTCGACCCTGAAGGAGAAGGCATGGAAATGATTGTTAAGACAAAGGGACAGATTGGTGGTCCACTTGAACAGTTTAGCACAATCGGTTACAAGTTCTGCCACGGTGCAAAGATTCTGTATCAGGAAAGAATGCTCCGTGTAGAAACCGGTTCTTCCTACGGAGATGTAGACGAAGAGAACTAATAAACAAAAGGACTAGGGAAGGCTCGCCACCTTCCCTATCATCCTTAATCACAGAAAGGTGGTAAACGGCATGGCAACTAAAAAGGAAAATGCGGAAGTGACCGCAACAACAAACGAAGCAAAACCTACACGCAAGGTGAAACTTCCAAGAGCAACCGGACAGTATGCTCCGACTCAGGAATTTTACTCCGTGAATTTTAAGAATTATATCATTGAGCGAGGCAAGTACGTAGAGGTACCGGAAGAACTTGCTGAAGCAATTGAAAACGGAGAAAAGGCTGAAGAGGCGGCATGGGAATATGCTACAGTTGATAAGAAGTTAAGAACACCGGGTGAGTAAGAACATTACGCAAGGGGGAGCATAGTTGCTCTCCTTTTGTTTTTATAAAGGGGGTAAAAGCATGACAGTGCAGGAATGTATTGACAGAGTGGATGTTCTGAAACCGAATCAGTATTCCACGGAAGAGAAAGTGCGGTGGTTATCCTACATTGACGGAAGCATCCGAAAGGAAATCATTGATACGCACTTAAAGGAAGGCGAGACATACACATCTGTGAAGACGGAAGAAGAGGAAGTGATTGAGTTTGTACCATATTCTGCGGACAGACCTACGGATATGCTGATTGCTCCGTTTCCGTATGATGAGATGTATGTGGTGTACCTTCAGGCAAAGATTGACGAAGCAAACGGAGAGTCTGCCCGGTACAATAACACGGCTTCCACATTTAACAGTATGCTTTCCGACTTTTCGAAGGCATACCACAGAACACATTTACCAAAGAACGAAAATTTTATGAGATATGTATAAGGGGGAGTGGCAATGTATTTTACTGAGCATACGGAACTTCCGAGAAGCAGAGACATGATGACACAGTTTGGTGGGTACAACCACAAGTTATCGTGTGCGGACGGAGAGTTTTTTGATATGGAGAATATGACATCTGCTTACTTCCCTATTTTGTCTCCACGAAACAAGCGAGGAATCTGTCTTGATATGAAAAATCCGCAGGGAATCATCGACAAAGAGGTTCTCATGTGGGTGGATGACGGAAAACTGTACCGGGATGGAGTGGAATGCGACCTTGAAGGTGGAGTGACCATCAGCAAGGCAGGAACAAAGACTATCGCAAAGATGGGTGCATACGTTGTCATTATGCCTGACAAGGTGTGGTACAACGTGGATGACGGAACAAGCGGTAAGATGGATGCATCTTATGAGACATTCGAGTGCAGTTTCTCTGTGTGTTCTCAGAACGGCACGAAGGTGACATGGCATAACGAAGCATATTATGAGGTAAACACACCAAAGAATGGTGATTACTGCATGACACGGAATGACGGAAAAGCGGTGTTAAAGGAATGGTCATCGACAAACTCCATGTGGCTCACTGTAACATCAACCTATGTGCAGATTATCGCAGACGGAATCGGCTCTGCCTTCAAAAAGGGAGACGGAGTGAAGATGTATGTGGACAATGCTGATGCACAGTGGGAATATGCGAACAAGTTGTTCATCAATGTTGAAGAGGAAGACTTCTATTCCTTGAACACTGTAATCACTGATTGTGGTGACAACTTCATTACATTTGTCGGTCTGATTGATGAACACAAGGAGTTTGATAACCTTCATCTGACAGTGAGAAGGGAAGTACCAAGCATGGCATTCATCACGGAGTGCGGCAACAGACTTTGGGGATGCTCCTATGACGGACATGAGGTGTACTGTTGCAAACTTGGAGATGTGACCAATTGGAACTGTTTCGAAGGCATCTCGACAGACTCTTGGGCGGCAACCATCGGTTCTGACGGAAAGTTCACCGGTGCCACCACTTATCTTGGATATCCGACTTTCTTTAAAGAGAATTCCATCTTAAAGATTGCGGTATCCTCGACCGGAGCGCATCAGACGAAAGAAAGTTACTGCAGAGGTGTTCAGCGTGGTTCAGAAAGAAGTCTGTGCATCCTGAATGAAGTACTCTTCTACAAGGGGACAACGGATGTCTGCGCATACGATGGTTCTTTGCCACAAAGTATAAGTTCTTCGTTGGGTGAGGTTAGATATTCGGATGCCGTGAGTGGTACAATTGGTAATAGATACTACATCAGCATGAAGGATGAGAAGGGGAACTACCATCTGTTCGTGTATGACTATGACAAGGGCATTTGGACAAGGGAAGATGATACCAATGCATTGTACTTCTGCACGAATAAGGATGAGTTGTACTACATCGACAACGTGGACAAGAAACTGAAGTCCGTAAGAGGTACGCTTCCGTTTGAGAAGCAGGAAACCGAAGGGGATTTCAAGTGGTATGCGGAAAGCGGAACAATCGGTTATGCGACACCGGACAACAAGTATGTGTCGAAGATATCCTTAAGACTTTCGATGGAAGTCGGAACAAACGTGGACTTCTATCTTCAGTACGATTCGTCCGGGGAATGGGAACACAAATTCAACATGAGTGGCAAGGGTACGAAGGCATTCACTGTCCCGGTCATTCCGAGAAGATGCGACCACTTCAAATACAAGATTGTCGGCAGAGGCACTTGCAAGATTTATTCGATTTCAAAGACCATAGAGGAAGGAAGTGACATCTGATGAACGAGTTATTGCCAAGTCCACACATCACGGCATTAAATGACAAAGAACAGATTCAGCAGATGCGGTCCTATCTGTTTCAGTTGAAGGAATCACTTGAATTCATCCTTACCAATATCGGCACGGAGAATCTGTCGGATACCTTGCTGAAGGACTTAAAGAACATGGGAATGTCCATCGCAGAGGTTCAGAGTGATGTTGACATGAGACAGAAGACCACAGTAGGTCTTATAAACGAATCCAACCTTACAGTATCGGATGTCATCAATTCGGCATTGTTTGAGTCTGAGATTCAGGAAGTAAAGAATTATGCGGACAGTGTGGCAGGAACTGTGGGTGAGCATGACCACACAGTAAGTGACATCACCGATTTTCCAAGCACGATGCCACCATCGGCACATACGCATACCAAGTCAGAAATCAGTGATTTTCCGACAAGCATGACACCGACCGCACATACTCACACGAAGAGTGAAGTGACCGACTTTTCCCACACACATACGGAGTATTTGGATAAGACAAGTGGCGGTACTGTGAGTGCCGCATCCGCAATGCCGGTTGCATCAAGAAATACAGTAAGTGATGCTTGCTATTATCAGTTTGCAGGGAAAAGTGGGAATCTTGGTGCTTTGGGTTTCAATGGTGCAAATAATCCGGTATGGGTGGACAGTACTTCAAGTAGTGCAAAAACACTTCTTCACACCGGAAATTTAACGCTTCCTGCAAGTACGGCTTATACCACGGCACAAATGAGAAATGCAGTTATTGTAAGCACCGACCCGGGCGAGGGGGTAAGCGTTTCTTATCCAAACGGAACACTTATATTTGTAAAAGGATAGGGGGTACAGAATGAAAACACTTAACTTACAGTTATTCGCAAAACCTTCATACAACAAGAATGTGGAGAAGGAAAAAACGGAATATACCGGTGCATCCATTGTGGATTATATGAAGTCCACCGGTCAGGATTCTTCCTTCAATAATCGTTCCAAAATTGCGAATGCATATGGTATCAGTAATTACACCGGTACCGCAGAACAGAACACGAAAATGCTTGACATGATGAAGAATGCAAGCGCAAGAGCAAAAGAACCGAAGGTCGAAAAAGGTGTTGTAAATTACACGCAGGATATAACGAAGGGTATACCGAAGAACGCAGTGGCAGGAGCACCGGTAGTAACACCAAAATTCGATAATGTAGAAGAGCCAATCGCATCTGCAGTTGCTCCACCATCATTGAAAGCGGAAGACCTTGTCTTGAAGGGGGATAACAAGGCAGAGGCAGAGAATGCAGTGCTGAAGGGTGATGTAAATCCTGAGTTGACATATTACAACAATGGCAAAGAACCATATTACGATGTTGGCACAGAACCGACTTACACTGCACCGACCACAAAGGCAGAGGAAGCAAAACCATTCACAGACAGATTGGATGAAGGCATTCTTAACACGTTGACTTCGACACATCAGCAATCCGAGGTTTACAAAGCGGCATGGGATTTTACCAATTCTCTTCGGAGCAAGGTGAATACCGGAAAGACAACGTACACCGACCAAATCTCTCAGTTGATAAAGGATTATCAGAACAGAGAGGCATTCTCTTATGACCCATCCGATGATGCACTCTTTCAGCAGATGCTTTCCTCTTCTATGGCGAGTGGAAAAACGGCAATGGCAGATGCGATGGGGCAGGCGGCTTCACTTACCGGTGGATATGGTTCGACATACTCTCAGGCGGTAGGTAACAATGTCTATAATCAGTATATCAGCGAGGCATATGACAATCTTCCACAGTATTATCAGATGGCATTTGACAGATACAATCAGGAAGGTCAGGATATGCTCACGGAACTTTCCATGTTGAGTGATGCGGACGCTAGAGAATATGACCGACTCTACAATGCATATATGGTAAACTCCGACTATACACAAAATCTCTACAACCAAGAGTATGGTGCATACCGGGATAAGGTTAACGATGCATACAGATATGCCGGTTTGGAGAGCGATGAATATTGGAGTGGTCTTAATTATAACGAAGGAATTCGGCAGGATGAACGAGACTTCGGCTATAAACAGTATCAGGACGAATACAACAATTGGTGGAATAAGGAAGAAGCCAACAGAGAACAAGAGTGGTTAGATTCTGAAGCAGAGCGTGAACAGAGTAATTGGGAAAAAGAATTCAACCGTGAGGATGAACGTTGGCTTGCAATGAATGACCTTAATGGTGATGGTAAAGTTGATGTGAAAGACTATGAATACGAAATTGCTTCCGGTATGGGTGACGATGACCAAAGTTCGACCGGCTCAGAAACAGTTTCCTACGATTCCCTTACCACAACAGAAATCAATGCACTGAAGTCAGCGTACAAGGAAGCCGGTGGTGGAGAAGCAGGTCTCACTGCGGCAAGTCAGATGGTTAAGGCTATGGGATTAAATGTGGATGGAGCAAATCTGCAAGCAATCCTTGAAGGCACAGATGATGATTATACACCACCTACGGCTGACATATACAAGGGTGCGGCTGATGCATACGCAGAAGGTGGTGAGGCAGGTCTTGAAGCATTCTGTGATATGTATCCGGGATATAACTTCAATGATATTGTCGATTATGCGATGAAGCATAGCGAGGTCACTAATCCGAGCAAGAAAACGTACACAAAAACCGGTAGGAACACTTTCGTAGACCAATACGGAAACGAGTATAATCTCAAAGATTTGCCTGAAGAAATCAGAGGACAGTTAAAAACAATGGAAGAAGGCAAAACCTATAATTTCTCTACGAAGCGGTATGAAGAGGAAGATAAGGAAAAGAAAGCATTGACTGCAAACTCCTTAATGGACGTAACAAATGGTTACCTTGGACTTGGAAGAACAAAAGATGCGCTGAATGATTATATGAATAAAACACTATAGTAGCAGGGGGGATAAAGATGGCAAGAAAATCAACATCCGAAAGATTTGAAGAAGCAATGAAGAGAGCCAAAGGTGGTAGCAATACCACCAAAGGCACTTCTTCAAGCACTACAAAAAAGAGCAAGGAAGACCGATTTGAAGAAGCCATGAAGAATGCCAAAACAAATCGGTTAAGAGACAGTATCGGTCTTGATACCTTTGACTCCGACCTTGCAAGAATGAATGACACCATCAACAAGGTGTATTCCGGTTGGCATGACTCCGACTACATGGCAAACACAAAGAATGAAGTTTCCGCTATGCAGAACAGACTTCAGAATTACAGAAAGTATGTGAACAGTACGCATAATGGAGACCTTAAGGACTTCAATAAGCAGGTCGATGACATTCTCTTTGGGTATTCTTCTGCCTTGAATGATTGGGATAACCTTACAAACATTTATTCCGGTTATAAAGATGCAGAGTCCTATACAAAAGAGACCAATAAGTTGAGAGACCTTAACAACATGACCACGGAAGAACTGAAGGCAAAACTCGATTCAGAGGAGAGTCCATATGCGTACACAACGCAGAGTGGTCAGGATATCACATGGGAGAGTCTCTACAAGGACAAACTCCACAAAGAGATGGCAACATCCGAGGAAGGTGCAGAAGGTTGGCAGAAGTACCTTGCTGACACGGAAGCAAAGAAGGCATCCGAGAGTGAGAGTTTACTTGATATTTGGGCAAGTTCTTCGACGTACGATATGACTACTCCCGGTGGAATGCTTTCGTATGTTGTTGACCAAAAGAGAAAAGACAAGAGTTACATGATGCCGACAGACGAGTGGACAGACGAAGAAAGAAACATCTTCGGTGCTTACTATCTTACCGATACGGCAAAGGCTTACGAATATGCAACAGAGGTAAACAACGCAAAGAATCTTGAGAAAGAGAAAAAACAGAAGGGAGTAATCACAGACAGTGCTACATCTAATGGATGGGCAGGAACCGGGCATACGGCATTGTCAATCCTTTCTGCTCCATTAGGTCTTGCAGATTATCTTGATGACCTTACAAGTTTTGCCGCAGGTAAACCGATTATGTCCGATGGTTTCGTTTCTCCTTTTGAATACTCTCAGACAGTGCAGAGTGGTATCAGTACACACCTTAACGAGAAGGGCGG